GACCGCACGCATGGTGGCCCGTTGCAAGGAGGGCTATGTGTGTGCAGGTTTCGACAAGTCGTCGAACGACCGCACGTGGTCGCACCGCGAGTGGGAGGAATTCGAGACGTACACGATGGCGATGGCCGGGGTCATCACCGATTGGTACTTCGAAATGCAGTTCTCATCGCTCCTTGAAGCCGACGCCCAGCACGCTGAAGAGATCACATGGGAGGGTCTCTATGTGTCCGTGGCGGCAGACATCCAGTACTGGTATTTGATGTCCGCGCTCAATCCGACCAGCCTTTGCAACCGCCTCCAAGCGGACGTTGGCATCGGCAGTGGGATCTTGCAAGGATACGGTACCGCCGCCTACGAAGACTGGTTTCACTGGTGTTCCGGCGTGATGGCTGAGGAGTTGGAGTTCGATGGCGACGACGATGAGTTCCCTTCCATCGCCGACGGCGTGATGGCGAAAGAACACCACGTGGATGGGTTCATGCATTACTCCGAGGGCGACGACACGTGCGTCAAGATTCCGTGCGGCAAGCGCACGAACGCCGAGGCCGTCACTCATTTTGCCAAGTCCGTCAACGCCGCCACCAACGAGATCTGGGAGGCCGCGTATGTGGACGAGAAGCATTTGAACTCACATGGTGGGCCACGCTCATGCATCGAAGTCATGAGCATGGTGGTCGCACAACGAGTCAACGAGGACGGAATGTGCGAGTTCGCATACCTCCCGAAACCGATGAAGCGCTTGGACAAGCTCGCCTGGACGTTGTCGGGCACGCTGAAGATCGCTGAAACCCCGGTCGGGAAGGTTGGCGTGCTCGACGCCACATTTCACCGTCTGAACGCCACGAGATGTTTGAGCATGTGCACGGAGATGCAGTTCTGCATGTGGATTCGGCGGGTGATGTACGCGACGGCACGGTACCACGTGGAGGAGCTGCGGAAATTCGAGCAGTTCAGTGGTATTGACACGCCGCTCTACGGCGATCGGACGCAAGAGAAAAGAGGGATGCCAGACGCCCCAGGGTTCATCGGCGACAGCATTGAGAGGGCTCTCTATGCTATCGGCCGAGTGTTGGACCAAACCGATGTGACCACCATGGTGTGCTTGGAGGCAAACGCAAACGCGTGGGCCATGCACACACCATCCGTCATCACCGACGGCAAGGCCTTGAGGGCCAAGTTGATTGAATTGGATGAAGTCGCGTCCATGATCAACATCACGTGGGAGCACATCGAGAACCCGTTGACGTACCTCGCGCTGTTCGATCTCGGCCCATTGGAGGCTGCGTTCGGAAATGCGTGCGAACGGTTGGCCAAGGCAGTGGAATTCGCCGAGGCACACCAGGATTTGCCGCTTGAAGTGATGCGAGATGCATTGCTCAACAGCGTGAGGGCCAAGAAGGGAGGAAAGAACAAAATTGGTGCAAATGCCCAGAGCCAACAGCCCGCACCGAAGGCCAAAGCAGGCCAAGGGGCTGGAGCGCTTGACCGTGGCGGTAAGTGGAGCAAAGCCAGCGGCTCCCGCGACTCTACGAAGTGGACGTGTACTGGGGGTTCCCGGTGGCGTCAACAATAGAGCGCCATAGCCTGCACGCACCCACGCGGCGTGCAGGGCGGTTGTGCGTGGGGATCTCCGGCCCCGTGGGGACGGGTCGGAGACGGGTCAGTCAAGCCTGGTGCAGCAGGTAATTGACGAGCTGGATGTAGGAAGTAGTATGTGGCTTAGACCACCGCATGCGAAAGAGGCCCGTGGCTACGGTTGCCTCGATCGCGGCAAGGAACGTCCGCCTCTGCGGAAGGATCGGCAATCCAGGTTGCATTTGGCCTTAGTTGCCATCATGAACTAGGAGGATCCTTAGGCGGCGTTTCACCCCAACGACTGTCCCACGGCGTTTCGCGTGGATCAGGAGTCGTGCGTTATGGCAAGGCCATGAGCGGGTACAGAGCCACTCCCGCATTGAGCCGCCTGAATAGTGCACGTCCTGTCAACCGAGACTCGCCGTTAAAGTCCGCGGGTAACCCGATGGGGAGGGAACCCTGAACGCCCAGGGCCCCATCACTCCATGAGAAGACAGCTACAAGGTCTCTCAGACTAAATCTTCTCGTACGCAACACGACACACTCGACGTGGCAATCACAAGCAGCTACGCTATCAAGATGCCGCGCAGGGCACCGAAACGTACCCGCCTGCAGGCGGCGAAGAAGCGACAGGTACCGCCACGCCGTCGCCCCGTGCCCACACGTCGTCGGGCTTCGCGGGCGCACGCGACGACTGTTCTTGCACAGGGAGTCGGCTCGGTTCCGAGCAGGCCGTTCGGGTCAGTGCGGGCACGGCCCTCACTGGCTTGTTGGGATGCCAAAACACCACAACATCTTTCTTTGCCTCGGCCAGTAGGGCCATACACGACAGTGCGTACTACGCGTCGGATTAGCTCCGACCGCGCGTGCATGATTTTCGGCGCCTTCAAACGGCCCGAAGAGTCCGCGTCCAACGCCGGCGAATGGTCCAACACGTGTGCTATTGGGTCCATTCTGCCAGGCACTGCTATCAACTCCACAACAGCGAACGCGTATTTGTACAGCTGTCCGCTGTCTTTCAGTTCGGTGGGGTCGTCGTTGGCGACAGCTGTGCCGTCGGCCGTGACGGTACAGATATTAAATCCGCAAGCTTTGCAGACAACCAGCGGCGTGATCTACGCGGGTATTATGTCTACGCAAGCTGCGATTGGCGGGCGCAGTCAGACGTGG